TGCACACACTATGCGACACGCCCGGAAACGGATATAGATATTTTAGTGGGTTGATGCTTGACATTTTGAGAAAATGCGCCCATGGGATTATTTGACCGCAAACGCACGATTGAAGCTGTCGCGCCTATGCGCGGTGCTGACATAGCTGCACAAATTGGGCCAGCTCCGACTCTTGATGCATTTTTTCCATTTGGCGGCGCAGATTATCTTGCAAGCCGTGAAGAGGCAATGAGTGTGCCAGCAATTGCACGCGCACGAAATATGATTTGTAATTCAATTGCCACAATTCCAATGCTCACACGCGACAAAACAACAGGTCAGGTTATTGACCAACCGGTTGTCATTAATGATCCAGACAAGCGCGTTCCTGGAGCCGCATCATGGTGTTGGGCGGCTGAGGATTTACTTTTTACGGGTTTTAGTTATTTTCAAATTATGGATTTGTTTGCCGATACCGGGCGCGTTCGCCAAATGTGGCGCGTTGCTCCAAATCGTGTCGGTGTATTTTTAAATTCAATTGGCACGCAAATTGAGTATTACACAGTTGATGGATCGCGCGTTCCAATGTCAGGTGTTGGATCGCTTGTTGTGTTTTACGGCAATGATGAAGGTCTGTTAAATAGAGCGGGTCGCACAATTCGCGCCGGTGCAGAGCTGGAAAGAGCTGCTGCAATGTATGCACGCGAACCCGTGCCATCAATGGTTTTAAAATCTAATGGCACAGCATTGCCAGCTGACCGCATTGCAAAATTGCTTGATGCTTGGGGGTCAGCGAGAAGAAACCGCGGAACGGCTTTTTTAAATGCTGATATTTCCATGGAAACAGTTGGATTTACACCAGAGCAAATTGGCCTCAATGCTGCACGCGAAATTATTGCAACAGAATTAGCCAGAGCCGTTGGCATTCCGGCTTACTTTATTGATGCGCCGACTGGATCATCCATGACCTATGCAAATGCCAGCACGGCGCGTCAAACCTTGTTGGATTTTTCGCTGTTGCCTCTAATGAATAGCATTAGCAGCAGGCTCTCAATGCCAGATTTTACGCCATCAACACAGCGCGTGGAATTTGATTTGAAGGCATATCTCCGCGGATCAGAAAAAGAGCGTGCAGAGATTTACAAGATTTTGTTCGACATCGGAGCAATTACTACCGATGAAATTAGACAAATGGAGGATATGATCTCATGAAGCTAACAACACCAATGGAAATTACGGCAGCTGATTCGGATTCTCGGACAATCACCGGCCGCATAGTTGCATTTAATGAGCAAGCAAATGCATCAACAGGCAAAGTCACTTTTGCTCGTGGATCAATTGTGCCTCAAGATGTTTTTTTAAACCTTGAGCATGACAACACACGCAGAATTGGCAAAAGCATTGCCATGAGTGTAAATGACAAGGAAATGACAGCGACCTTTAAAATTGCCAACACAACAGCTGGCACGGATGCACTTGTTGAGGCAATGGATGGATTGCGCGATGGTTTCAGCATTGAACTGGCCGTTGATAATTATGAAATGCAAAAAGATGGGACTATGAAAGTTTTAAATGGCCAGCTCAAAGGCGTGGCACTAGTTACCGAACCAGCCGTGCGATCTGCACGCGTTTCAGAGGTAGCAGCATCAGAAGATTCTGAAACTGAAACAGTTACAGATAACACAAACCCAAATGAAGGAGACAAAGTGGATAACACTACCGAAAATACCGCTCCTGCCGTTGAACCGGTAGCAGCTCCAGCAGTCGAACCTGTACAGGCATCACGACCTGCATATTTCACATCACCACGCTCACCAATTATCAACAAGGTGACATATCTTGAGCATTACCTAAAGGCAAGCATTTTGCATGATGAAGATTCTCGTCAATATGTAAAGGCTGCCGATAACACTACATCAACAGCACCCGGCATGATTCCAACACCACAAAGCACACAGGTAATCAATGCATTAGCAAATGCTGATCGAGGAACAATCGATGGCATTAGCCGTGAAACATTAGTGGCCGAAGGCATGACTTTTGAATTGCCAAAAGTTACAGCTGTGCCAACAGTTGCCGCAATTGCAGAAAATACTGCAATTACAGAATCATCATTATCAGCTACATTTTTGTCAGTCTCAGTTGAGTCATTTAAAGGTAGAGCCATATCTACTGTTGAGCTCATTGATAGATCACGGCCTGAGTACCTCACCGCGCTCCTTCAAAATCTTGAATTTGCTTATGCAAAAGAAACTGATGAGTATGTTTTGGCTGCAATGCAGGCGGCAGTTACTACCACGACAGCACAGGCAGCAAATTCAGCAACCGGATTCCTTGGATACACATCTAAGGCAGCCGCAGCTGTTTATGGCGCATCACTTGGTTTTGCTCGCTCATTAATTGTTTCACCAACACAATGGGGCAACATCATGGGTTACAACGACAATGGAGCACCACTTTACAATGCGGCGCAACCTAGCAATGCGGCAGGAAATGTGAGAGGCGATTCATTGCGCGGTGTAGTTTCACCGGGTCTGAACCTTTATGTTTCACGCTCATTTGGTAACGCTGGTACAACAACAGCTGATGCCGATTCTTCAATGGTCGTTGTCAATCCAGATTCATACACATGGTATGAGTCTCCACGCTTTACGCTACGCACGAACATCAACAGCGATGGAACAATTGACATCCTGTACTACGGCTATGGCGCACTAGCTGCCAAAGTGCCAAATGGCGCACAATTTAATAACCTCCCATAAATCACTATCGGTAGCGGTCGCTCCCGAACGCTACTGACACGAAAGGAACCGAGATGCCAGCAATAGTCACAGCCTCACAGCTGAGGTCAATTCTTGGTGTCTCGGTTTCCTTGTATTCTGATGCACAGCTAGATTCTTTTATAGATTCAGCTGAGCAAACAATTTTGCCTTTACTTACGCAATACCAATCATCGGTGACTTTTGCCAATGTAAGTGATTCCGTCATTTATTTCACAACTATCCGGCCGAATTATTTTGTGCCGGGGCAATCTGTCATTGTTACCGGGGCCGGAACATACAATGGCACTTACACAGTCACCGATGATCGTATTGAGCCTTACACATTTACAGCGGCAACAGCTGCCGCAGATCGCACATACCCATTGCCATTTATTCCCAGCGCATTGGCTACATTAAGCGGATCATCAGCTGCACAACTGTACGCAAGCACGCCGCCAATTGAAAACGCAATTTTGGTTGTTTCGGTTGAGATTTTCCAGAGCATTACAGCTCCCGGCAATCAAATTATGGCCGACAATTTTCAGCCATCACCATTTGTGCTTGGTCGCAGCTTAACTAACAGAGTCGTTGGCCTCTTAGGCCCATTCTTGGATGTCGAGGCTATGTGCCAATGACCATCGAAGCTGATATTCGCACACCATTGCAGACTGCACTTTCAACAATTGCAGCCAATGTATATAACGGCATTCCGGAGGCAATGACTAGCCCAAGCATTTGTTTAATCCCGGACGCACCTTATCTTGAAAGCGTTTTGATAAATGGATCAACCACAAAAGTCAAAGTTAATTTAATTGTCACAGGTGTTGTTGCTTATATGAACAATGCAGCAGCTTTGGACAATCTCGAACAACTAATGATTGACATCATCAGCACAATGCCATCAGGTTATGAAGTCGGCAATGTCAATCAACCTCAACCATTGGAAGTCGGTGCGGGCAAATACCTCACAGCCGATTTACAAGTCAGCACCTATTACACCAACTAAGGAGAAATCATGCCAACAACAATCATCACGGGCAGAGACATCACTTTCACCATTGCTGGTGATAGTTATGATGCTCAAGCTACATCAGCGACTTTGACTGTTGATTCTACAATCAACACATATCAAACACTCGATGGCAAGGCGTACTTTACAACCGACACTCAAGGATCATTTGCTGTTGAAATGCTTGCAGACTGGGGCGCAGCAAATTCACTCTGTGAAGAACTTTGGACAGCTGCAACAAGCGCACCTAATACTGGCCTTTCTGTCATATTTGGCGCGGATTCAGGCGCATCATTTGCGTTTGATGTGCAGCCAATTTTGCCATCTGCCGGCGGTACAGCTCCAGATGCACAAACTGTTTCGCTTGCATTCACATGCGTAACAACACCTGTTTTAACAATCACTTAATAGAAAAGGACACGGGAGCATGAAACTACCAATCACAATCGAATTTACCACCGGGGAGAGCGCAACCTATACCGCGCTCCCACCGGAGTGGATGAAATGGGAACAGAAAACCGGAAACACAATTCAGCAGGTGGCCGACAAATTGGGCATTGGTGATTTAATGTTTTTGGCGTATCACGCAAGCAAGCGCGAGGCAGCAGGCAAACCTGTCAAGCCGTTTGAGGTGTGGTGTGAGACTGTAACCGATATAAACATGGGAGAAACCGAAAACCCAAAAGTTACGAATCCGGATCAATAAACCGGATTATTTGGGAGTTGGCAATTCACACAGGATTGTCACGATCAGAGTTTCAAACCGCCGAAGATATTTTGACCGCTTTTGAGATACTGAGGATTAAAAATGGCAGTTGATCCGATTAGCTATGATAAGAGTGATTTACG